ATCTTTGACCCGACGACAACGTGACCAACAAACCCGACAGTTCCTGTACGAACTTCTGACGGCTTCCTGCGCTCTCGTCGTAATTTCTTTCGCCATTTACTGGATCCCCGCACTCTTGGCTAGGTAATCCAAATCCATGGCCCACTGGTCTGACCCGCATACCGTGCCGCTCTACCACAACAGAATGGCGTGGCACGCGTTCGACCACCAGTGGGATTTCAGTTTACATTCAGCGCTACGGGAGGCTATATACCCGTCTAATCTCATCAAACTAAAACTTATGTTGCGTAAATTCCGTTTGATATGAATTATATAAACTTCACGAAAGTCCACAGTCCGCTAAAGGACGCGGGGGTGGAAACCCTTCCACCGTTGACCGTGTTCAATATAAAGGAAACGACCTTTCCTGCGCGCGGCTACGCTGTGCGAACGAACTGGGGCAACTACTGGAAGCAGAAATACTGTGCCAAAGACCCTTGGTATTGGATGACTTCCGACGTTCGGTGGGTCAAGATTGACTTCCAACCGCCAGATATCGACAAGGCGATCCTGGTTTACCGCGGGAAACTGAGCCGTCACATAGCGAAGAAGCGCGGCAACAAAATAGGCCCGCACTGGCACTCGGTTAAAGCGAAAGCGGATTTCTTCCGTCTCGTGAAACTCGGTGTTCCCGTGACGGTAGCGGCCAAGTCCGTCGGAGCGTCGCCCTGTGCCGGATATCGGTGGCGCGTTGATGCGAAAAAAGCGGCTATCAAGAAGAAACTGAACCTGAAAGAATGGGAGACAATCCCGCCGGAGCCACCGAAGCGGATACCGCGGGTGACGAATGCGGAGCGCGACAAGAAAATCTGGATGATGCGGCGCAACCACGCGACTAACAAAGAGATAGTGGACAAGATCGGCAACATCTCCAAGGCGCGGATCATCCAGGTTTACCGTATGCAAGAAGACGCCTATCAACAGCGCATTATCGACGAAAACCTGCCGAAAGACCCGGACCCATTCAGCAAACCTGACAATACGGAGCGGGATGCTTATATCTATCAGATGCGTTCACTTGGTATGTCGCTGAAAGAGATACAACAAAACCTTTTGTATCCTATGCACGTCGGCGCTATATCACTGATTGCTACGAGAGAGGCCAAACGGCGATACGAGGAAAGCGTGAAGATGCTTGGACCTGACCGGGAGCAGCAGCGCCAAGAGCACGCCGAAGCGGATATCGCTGAAATACTAGAGCAAAACAAGGAGTTAGAACATGCCGAACAGTAATATCAACTACGCGATGTGGCTGGGGTCTTTTTGTATTAACCCCCGCACCCAGGTGTGGGAATCGCATCCGGAAATCGTCGCCGTAGACGAAGACGCCCCCTCCAACCGCGCCCGCGAAACCATCAAGGACTTGAAGGCAGGCACCGTGCCGCAGTCTATCGTGCGGGATTTGGGGGACGCTGTGAAACAGGCAACCCGCGACGGCGGAGTTGGTCGGGCTATCGGTCAGGATCGGATGGTAGGGGGTTTGTCGCGGTGACACCAGATCAAGTCCGCCAAGCCACCCGGCTTCTAGCCGAACGCGAACATATCGCGGCCACGAAGGTCTTTCTGACGAATATCGCTGCCAAACTGACGCAAGACAAACCCGCCAGTGCCGGTGATTTTCTTGATGTGCTACAATGGCTGCCTGAACGGACCGAAACCACGGAAGCGCTTTACGAGGTGCTAAAGACAGCGCACTTCTTGTGGGAGTTGGAAACGGATACGAAGTTGCGAGCGCTAGGAGTCGATACACAAGTTGAGTCTACTTAATCTCACCGAAGAAGAACTAAAACTCCTTGACGATGACGATCTGGCTGCGTTCGCGGCGCGGGCGCAGTGGATCCACAATGCTTGGAATCGTAAGCAGAACGGTATTCTGTTGCCGCGGGAGCAGCAAGGAAAACAGATACCGCCCGCGGACGAGGACTGGGAAATTACCATGTTTCGCGCCGGACGCGGCTTCGGTAAAGAGTTATCGCTTGACACGCGCATCCCTACTCCTGACGGGTGGACTACGATGGCAGATGTCAATATTGGGGACACGGTTTTTGACGAAGCCGGTAAGCCTTGCAACGTCACGTTCGTGTCGGATATTCACGTGCCGGACAAAGCCTACCGGCTTATGTTCGCTGATGGTGTCTATATAGACGCTTGTTCTGAGCATCAATGGGTGACGTGGACGCACGCGGAGCGCAAAGCGTTCCTGCGGTCGCCGTATGAAGACACCAGTAAATTTCCAGACAATTGGCCCACGTGGCGGCTTCAGCGGCGTGTCGGCGGTCATCCAATACCGAGGATTTACCCAGATAGTCCAGGGCCTCAAATACGGTTGACGCAGGATATCGCTGACACGCTTACGCAAGGTAAACGAGACGATAGAAATCACTGCATACCGCTGACGTTGCCGTTAGAACTGCCTGATGCGGCCTTACCAGTTGACCCATATGTTATGGGTTACTGGCTCGGTAACGGCAACAACGCTAATGGCGACGTTACCTCCGGTAGTCATAAGGGTGATTTTGATAAGAACTTCATAACACGACAGTTCGAAGACGCCGGATATAGGGTAGTGGCGCACGACCGGTATGAACGCGGTCACACCATGCTATCCGTCCCAGAACTTACCGTGCAACTGCGAGAATTAGGACTTGTACGAGATAAGCGGGTTCTTACAAAATACCTACGCGGCAGCGTTCCTCAACGGTTGGCGCTGCTTCGCGGATTGATGGATAGTGACGGTCACGCGACACCGCGGAACGTGGAGTTTTGCACGACGCAGCGTAATTTTGCTGTGGCGGTCCTTGAACTGACTCGTAGTTTAGGTCAGAAGCCGGTTCTTTACGAAGATCGGGCACGGTTGAATGGTGTAGACTACGGAGAACGGTTTCGCATCACGTGGCGTCCTACAGTAAACCCGTTCTCGCTGCCGAGAAAAGCCAAAATAGTAGACGGGATGGGTGCGGGTAAAGGGTTTATTAACCTGCACCGCATGATTGAGCGGTGCGACCCGGTAGAACCTGTTCCGATGCGGTGTATCTCGGTTGATAGCCCGAACTCGCTATATCTGGCAGGCGACGGTATGGTTCCGACGCACAATACCGCGGCGTTAACGGAGTGGTTATGGTGGGAAATGTGGCGTTTTCCTAACATGATTGGCCACTATATTGCGCCAACGCTATCGGACGTGCGCGGAACGTCTTTTGAAGGCGCTGCCGGTCTTTTATCCAAGATACCTGTGGAATGCTTAAAAGGAGAATCTATAGAAAAATCCTATAACAAAAGCACTCATGAGGTTCGATTTAAGAACGGTTCGTTAATAAGAGGGTTTGGCGCGGTTGAAGAAGCCAGCCGTCTCCGTGGACCACAGTGCCACGCGCTGGCCGCTGACGAGATAGCCCAGTGGAACCGCCCGGCAGGCAACCTTGAACAAGCCATGAGCAACGCGTTGTTTGGGTTGCGCCTGCCATATCCTGACAAAACCCCCGCCCGCGCCGTGGTCGGCACTACGCCGTTGCCGATCCCCTTCCTTAAACGTTTCGAGAAACGTCCAGGGTTGCGCATAGTAACGGGCAGCAGTTTTGAAAATCTTGACAGTCTAAGCCCAACTTACCGTAATACCCTTCTTAGTATGACGGGGACACTTCTTGGAAAACAGGAAGTAGAAGGACTGTATATCGACGACGAATCCGATCAGTCTATTATCAAACGTAAATGGATACAGTTGTGGCCGCACACAAGAAAGTTGCCACCATTCCAGTTTATTATAGAAGCCTACGATACGGCTTCATCCGAAGATAATTTTGACGTAAAGAAGCGGGAAACGGATCCTTCGGCGTCCGCGGTGTTTGGGGTGTTCAATACCTATCACGCTTTCTCAGACCAAGAACGCAAGAAAATGGGACTGCGGTGCAAATACGCGGTTCTTCTATGCGACTATTGGGCCGAACGGTTAGGGCTGCCGGAACTTTTGGAGCGTGCTCGGAAGCAGCACTCCATAAAATGGGGCGATCCTGGTAGACGCGCCGACGTATCGCTTATTGAGGACAAGAGCAGCGGCCCCGGTCTCAGACAGTTCTTAGCGCGGTATGGCGTTCCTGTGTCGAGCTACAATCCGGGCAGGGAGAGTAAGACAACCCGGCTGCACAGTGTGTCTCCGTTGCTGAATCAAAATATGTTGTTCGTGCCTGAGAGCACGCGGCCGGACATGAAAAATCAACCCCGCGATTGGGTTGTGCCCTTTCTTGAAGAACTGTGTGCGTATGCCGGTCCAGGCACCACCGACCATGACGAGGCGGTCGATATAACGTCCATGGCGTTTTCATACCTGCGGGATCGTAATATCCTAGAAGCGATGCCAGAAGAAGCGTTTACCGACTTGGAACACAAACTCAATGAAGACCGGGCGGAAGCGAAACGTATTTCTATTCAGAGCAGAATAAAACCTATAGTGAACCCGTATGGTTGACTTTTGACACCCGTCTCGGTATAAATACGGGTCGGAGCGGCGGACCCCGGCAAGGGTCAACGCCGCCCCTAACCAACGGACGAGAGGAAATCGTCACCATGGCTACAGGTATAATACACGAGGACTGGCGCGTTGTAGAGGGATTTCCTGCATACGCAGTGAGTAATTTATGTCGTGTGAAACGTATAGGTCGTGCTAGAGGGGCTACAGCAGGGGCTATATTACGTAGCGGCACGCACGTAAATAATGGATACCCCCATGTATTTTTAACATTATCGCCGCAGAAATATAAATGTGTCTATGTACACCACATCGTATGTCGTACGTTTAACGGAGACGCGCCTACGGATCAACACCAAGTGGCGCATAACGACGGAAATATACTAAACTGTAGCGCCGCCAATTTACGCTGGGCTACTGCTAAAGAAAATGCCGCAGATAGAGTAAAACACGGAACCTTAGTTAGAGGATCAAAACAGCACGCGGCTAAACTTACAGAAAACCAAGTCCTAGAAATACGTAAAATGTCACGTAAAGGGTTAAAACCCAAAGAGATCGCTAAGAAATTCGAAGTGGATGGATCGCTCATATGTCATATAATGGCGGGTAGAGCATGGGCGTGGCTGCCCGACACACCGACCTAGCATTTCAATATCATCTATGTTAGAAACTTCAAATGGCACGTTCACCAACTAAGTCTCAGTTGCCCCGCGATAGGCAGGTCGATCCAGAATCCTATCAGGATTTCAACCCTCTGTCGGCGGACGCCGAGACAGGGGAATATTTGGAAGTTGACGACGACCCCGACGCCATCATCCTTGAAGACGCGCCCGACGGCGGCCTTCTAGCACCGCCGTTAGATGACGAAAAGAAACTACCGGGTCCTACCAACAGCGAAGGTTTCTATGCGAATCTCGCTGAATATTTGCCAGAACAGGTCCAACAGGATATCGTTCAAGACCTGCTAGACAAAATTGAGAACGATAAGGAATCGCGTAAAAAACGCGATGAATCTTACGCCGAAGGCATCCGCCGTACGGGGTTAGGTTCAGACGCTCCGGGGGGTGCTGAATTCGAGGGCGCCTCTCGCGCTGTTCACCCCATGATGGTAGAAGCCTGCATTGACTACGAAAGCCGCGTTGTTAAGGAACTGTGGCCGCCGTCTGGACCAGTGAAGCCTAAAATTATCGGCGCGGTTACAACGGCTAAAGTTGAACAGGCTAACCGTGTCACAGAACATCTGAACTACCAACTTACTACGGAAATGCCTGAAGCACGGTCCGTCATGGAAGTAACCTTGACGCAGGTGCCGCTCGGTGGCAGCCAGTACATTCATCTTTGGTATGACCACCGCATGAAACGACCGCGGTGTGAGTTTCGGTCGATTGATAATATTTACATCCCTCCGAACTCGGCGGATTTCTACTCCGCAAGTCGCAAGACATACGCCGATACCATTAGTGAACTGGAACTAAAGCAGCGCATTCGCGCAGGTGTCTACGTGGATGTGGACGTAACGATTCCGGGTGAAATGCCGGAGGAATCGCAGACCAAACAAGCCAACGACAAGGTTGAAGGAATCGACGAAGTTGGTGATAATATTGATAATGACCGACGCATATATGAGGTATCTACATATCTCGATATAACGGAGGAAATGGCGGAAGCCTTCGGTGAACTGCCAGATGACTGTGGATGTTTTGAGGAAGAAGGACAACTTCTTCCGTATCTGATTACGATAGACCCCCAAAGTAGACGAATCCTAAGTCTCTACAGGAATTGGGAGGACGGGGATTCCACGCATGAGCCGATTCAGTGGGACTTCGAGTTCCCCTTCATCCCATGGCGCGGCGCCTTCGGCATCGGCTTTCCTCAACTAATCGGTAGCCTGTCCGCAGCAGCGACCGGCGCCCTCCGCGCACTGCTTGATTCCGCGCACGCCAACAACGCCTTCGGCGGCCTCATTCTAAAGGGCAGCGGTGCTGGCGGTCAGACGATCCGACCGCAAATTGGCGAATTCGCCGAAATTGACGGCGGCCTGGAAACCAAAGACATCCGATCTTTGGTTATGCCGTTTTCGCCGACGCAGCCGTCT